TTGCTCTTAGAGATTCTGGAGTACCTGCGGCACTTACCTTGTTTAGTTCTTTAGCTATTGTTTCTGCTGTTTCTTTAGCACCAAAACCTAATGACTTCTGTGCTGAAAGATACAGAGGCTTTAATAATTTTGCTGTACCTAAAGTAGCTACGTCAAATCCCATACCTATAAGAGCCTCATGTACAGCTTTGCCGTAGTCTGGCTCTTCTCCCTGAAGTAAGTCAGAGGTTAAATTACCTGCAATTCCTGTAGGGACTGCACCAATAATAGTACCAATAACCGCACCTTTAGGACCAAACCTAGACCCAAACTGCGCTCCCTTAATACCACCGTAGATACTGGCAGGTATGTCTAAATTGTTTTTAACAGCATTGTATACGTCTTTGTAGAAAGGCGAGTCTTCTTGTTCTACAGGAGGAGGAGTAGGCTGTGTTTTAAATACATCAGCACTTACTCTACCGCTGTTAATAAGTTTATCCTGTAGTTCTGCTTGAGAAATACCTACAGGAATGTTCTTAACTACTTGACCGTTAGGTAGTCTTACACTTTGTGTCTCAGACATTATAAGTCTCCAAAGTCAATTACATTCTCATCTTCGTCTTCGTTAACAACGGGGTCTTTAAAACCATAACCCATCGTTGTTTGTTTGTATTCTTCAAAGTTATTTGCACTCAACAGTAAGTCATTTCTTACTTTAGCCCTTTGTGCTATTTCTAACAATGTTTCAAGAATTGCTCTGTTAGCGTCGTTACCTTTTGTGATGTCAGGGCTTATTTCTCTTAAGTAAGTTCTTTCGCCCTCAGATATAACACCACCAAAGGTAGACTTAAGGTTGCTTAACATTCTAGTTGCTAGTCTAAACTCTAACTCTGCTTTGTCAGCAGGAGTAGTGCCTAAAAACTTTTGTACGCTTAATGTTATGTTAGCTATCGGACCACCTTGTCTTACTGAGTCTACAAGTTCTAAACTTTCTTGAAGACCAATAAGATTTCCATCTACTTCGCCTTTAGCTTGTAAAGCCTCTAACTGCGCCTCACTAAACTTTCTGTCGCTATTAATTTGCTTGGAACTTTCTATCTTAGCTTCTTCTTTTTCTGCAAAACTAACTCCTGCTTCAGTAATTATCTCTATGTCTCCAATAGGCTCATCTGATGTTGTAGTACCTAAAGGAGCATAAATAGTTTCAAAAGCACTAGTTACGTTACTAAAGCTAGTAGTAGCGGCAAACATATTTCCCTCTTCATCTCTAATAGTATACCTTTTGCCTTGTCTCGCATTAGCCCCTTGTTTTTCCGCTAGGAAGTCCTTAAAGTTTGCAGGGGTAACTACACCTTCAGTTGCCAATACGTCTAAACCTGAGTTAGGATAGTTAGATGACAAATATGTAGCAAAGGCTTTTTGTTGACTTTTGACTTTATCTATTTGTCTTTCTTCAACAGTCCTTCTGTCTCCTCCCATCAAACCACGGACACCACGACCCATCATCTGTCTGCCTTGAGCCGCGGCTTGGGCAATCATTTGATTTCCTGACATACCCACTGTAGGGTCAATACCGCCACTAGGAATGCCTGTTAATAATCCTGCAATATCTCTGTTAGCCATTATTTATCTCCTAGTATTATTCTGGTATAACTTCTTCTACAGTTACTGTTGGTGTTCCATAGTCCGTAGGTGTAAAGTAGTCAGCAAGGTCATACAGCCAATTAGGAACTAAATCCCCAAGTTCGGCATCAATGTCTATTCCAAACATACCGCTACCACTTGAGCCACTGCCCCCAGACACGCTACCTATAATATCTTGTATTAACTGCTGTCTAGTAAGTTCTTCTAAGCCAGTAGATAACTGTACGCCCTGCATCAGAGCCTCAAGACCCCTACCGCCTAGTTGACCAAATAACTCAGCACCAGTACGTCTACCAACGTCAGCTAGTTTACCGCTTTCAATACCCATGCCTAGTGCTGACAGTGCTTGTTGTTGTGGCATATAACCTAGACCCATCAAACCACTAGCTGAAGACAACGCTTGCGCCTGTTCACCCATAGCTTGCTGACGAGCCGTTAGGTTTGCTCTAGCCATAGCTTCTTGTCTAGCAGTCTCTTGTGCTAACAACTCTGGTGAAGAACCACCGTATGCCGCTGACTGTAAACCTAAGCGTCCTTGAGACAACATACGCTCTTCTAAGGCTAAACGCTGACGTTCTTCCTCAGGGCGTTGTACGGCTCTCATTTGCTCATACAGGTCAGCTTGTGCTGTACTAGGGTCTACCCCTACCTGACCAAATAAACCCTGTGCTTGACCCATTAGTTGCGTCTGTAGAGCCTGTTGTTCAGGAGTCATGGATAAAGTATAACCACCTTTAGGTGTCGTGGTAGCCGTTCCTAGTCCTGTCGTTACAGTAAAAGGTTGGAACTTAGCCATACCTGCGGCTGTTTCACCTAGTTCAGTAGCTTCCTGTGCAGATTTTACACCTGCTTCTGCCGCGGCTTTGGCGGCTGAATCACCTGCATAGTAACCACCCGCTACGTTTATGATGTCAGTAAACCAACTAGGGATACCTTGTTCATTACCGTTGCTCATTAGAATGTACCTCCGTCAATAGTGAAAGTACCCGCTAAAGTACCTGCTAGTGTTGTTGTTCCTGACAATGTTGTTGTGCCTGTAGAGTTAAGTGCTACAGAAACACCTAGTGTTTGTGCTGATGCGCTACCTGTAAAAGCAGGACTAATTAAGTCTGCTTTAGTAGCTACTGCTGTTTGAATAGCATTGAACTCGGTGTCAAACTCAGAACCATCAAGTTTTTTACCCGCAGTACCAGAAACTAAACTATTTTTAGCACCGAAGTTAGTTTGTTTAATATAATCTGACATTTATTTTGTTCTCCCTAGTAAAACTGATATGTCAATACTTTGTACTGCGTATGGTTTGCCTTGTATTAATGCGCTAATGCCTACTTGTAAAACCTTACCACTACCTGATGCGTTGACGGATGGTGTTTGTATATAAACCCCTGTTGTGTATTCTGATGCAACAAAGTCAGTGTTTAATCCTGTTGCCTCAATCCAAGCAGAGCCATTTGAATAAAACAGTTTATTACTTGTTAAATTATAGTACATAGAATTTACTACACTAGCACTAGGTGCTGATGAAAATTCTCCTAAGTACGGTGTTGTAGAAGCACCGTTTATTCCTTTATTGTCTAGGGCAAAAGGAACAGTTCTTGTCGTGGAACTGTCACCATATTCTGAAATATCGTACTCTGCCGCATTTACTTCCGTTGCGTCTGGTAAATAAGCAACATTTTTAACTGTGTTGGTGTCATAATCCCAGTACCATAAAAGTGCTGATTGTTCACCTGCGTTACCTACAATAGTAGATTCAAATTTTTTAAGAAACTTTAAGTTAGAAGAAATACCAAAGTCCATAGCGGTGCTTTCATACTTAAATATACAATAAACATAACTCCCCTGAAAATTTACCTCATCAAAGTATCCTGCATATTCGTATATTCCTGAATCACCACCGCTCCTAGAAAGTCCAAAATATAAACTATCGTCAGACAAAACAACAAAACTATCGGGAGTAATAGTTACCCAAGTAGTTGCTTTAGCTGAACCGTCTGGTAATAAACTTCTTAAGTCAAAACAATATAAAATATTATCTTCAGGAAATGACAGTAAATAAAAAGCATCCTGAGGACTGTATACGCTTTTAAGATTACCTCTATGATTCTTAACAGAGTTCATTAAGTCTGTACGTACATTCTTACTAATGTTTCCTATAGGGCTTGACTTTTCTTGTATTGTCCTACCTAAACCACGTACACCTTCGTTGGACAAGAACAGCACATCAGTACCTATGTTTTGTACAGAGTCTCTTTCAATACAGCCAATACCTTCAATAACATCACTTAATACCATAGTGGCAGGGCTTTCTGCACCAGAGTATATAATAATAGAGTTACGACAGAATATAACTAAGAAGCCGTTGTGTGCTGACAACGCTACAATCTCGTCGTAGCCGTTAGGGAATACATTAGTTAAATCTAGTGAACCTGAAGCACCGCCATTCCAATGACCACCAATTAGCGTGTCGGACCAATATAGTGTACGCTTATTACCCGCTACATCAGCCGCCCATAGTTTACCGTATGCCGCTATAACCTCGTTAGCCTGTGGTGCTGTACCGTTGGAATGCTGACTACCGTTTAGTTCTTCAACAGTAATAGCACCGCCTGAACCAACAGTCATAACCAACGGCTCGTGATTACGTTGGAACATAAAACACTTGTTTGCTAAACTAGCTATTTTCCAGTTATCATCCGTAATGGTTGTGCCTACAGGTGTTTGGTCAACTAAAGTAGATGTACCTGTAACTATTTTATTGTTACCTGTAGATACTAAAGTTTTTATACCGTCATAGTTTATAAACTCAAACAAAGACTTAACAGGTTTGTTATCATAAACAGCATAGTTAGTTTTTGATATAGGCGTACAACCCTTACGTGCCGCCACTCTACCGTGTTTGTCAATTATTGCGTTTTCTGCAACTTCAGCAAAAGACGGGTCAATAGTAACGGGAGAGTCTTCGGTATTTAAACCAGAAAATCCTGCCGCTTTAATTGATACTGTCTGTATTTTTTGAGCCATTAGCAAACCGTCCAAGTAGTTTCAGAAGGGAATCTTGCCGCATCCATAGCTATTGCATCAGCTAGTGTAGAGTCAGCAATAGCATATAGTTCTTGTGCTGATGTACCACCTGTCTCACCACGTTCACGAGAGGCTAGTGCAACAGCATACTGAATCACTGGTGCTGACGGAACATTAAGTACTGTAGCATCAGCAGTAAAAGGTTGTGTTCTGTCAACCATGTTAAAACGTAAGCTATACAAACCATCAGGAATAGGAAAAACATCTACCTGTAAATTACCACTACCGTCAAAACCATTCCAAGAATAATACGAAGGTGTGCTTTTAGGCGGGTCTTGGTTTAGAAAAGCATTGTTCATCCAAGAAGAACTAGCTTGTTTCATAAACACATTAGATGTATCATTAAGTACATCAAGAGTTTTACTGGCTGACCCTACTCCTGTAATAGCATAATTAAATACATTTGCTTGTGTATCTACAGTAAAAGTATTACGCAACGAAGACCAGTCCCAAGAATCCTCTACAATACGTTTAGCGTCATTAACAAAGTCACCTATAAGTTTAGTGTAGCTACTAGCCGTAGAACCAACAGCAGTAGTTACTTCATCTTCTCTTAGTCTACGTAATACAGCGTTTACTAGTTGTAAGTAAGTCATTATCCATACCTTCTTAAGTTCATCATTGGACTAAGCATTTCCTGTGTAGACTTAATCTCTGTGTCAAATTTAAATAACTCTTTGTCAAATATATCTTCGACCTGTGTAGATTTTTTAGTACCTGCCATCATACCTCCTGTGCCGCCTATACCACTTATTACGCCCTCTAGTAAATCTCCTAAAGGACTATCTACAGCATCTATAATCTCGTCCACTACGTCTACTATAGGCTCTCCTACGGTTTCTACAACCTCTTTAACAGGCTCTAGTACGTCTTCTGCTGTTGACAATACTTGCTCACCTGCTTCTATTACAGGCTCAAAGGTTTCACCTACGAACTCTAATGGTGGCTCTAGTACATCTACAATAACGTCACCAACATCCTTTACAATCTGAGGTGTTTCAAAGTCAGGTAAGTCTATGTCAATAGCACGGAGTGCCTCTTCAGCACCTTCGCCTAAATAACCTAAGGCTTCTCCAGTAACAGCCTCTTCAAAGGCTTCTGAGCCTGATTTACCTTCAAGTGCCGCTGTTGTAGTATCCAGTACTACGTCTTGTACAGGTTGAGGTAATGTTGTTAAGTCTATACCTAAATCATCAAATACTTGTGTTATTTCTGCATTACCTATATTGCCTATTTCAGTAGCAATATAAGCACCACCTGCTGACTTAAGTGCTTCTTCTAAATCACCTGTTTGTAGCAGTGTTTTAGAACCTTGTGTTAAAGGAGCATACTGTGGTTGGAATATGCTTAGTATATCTAAACCAAAACC